TTATAATTGACGGAAAAGAGTTCTCCACTATTCGCGGAGACATATTTCGTATCGGAGAATGGTACGGCACAAGCGGAAAGACTAATCAAGGTACGCGGATGTTGGCAAACGACATTGCTGCTGGTATAGTGGAGCGCGAGTGGCATATGGGCATACATAAGCGTGTCGTACCGGGCCCTGCCGACAATAGCATCTGGGATTCGGAGAACGGAAATAGCATCGCCGCGGAAATGGCTCGTAAGGTTCGTGTAAGAATTGACGGCGTTGAGAAATTACTTCCTGGCGTGAATTGGACAAGATCTGATAAGAGTGCAGGCTCCCGTAAAGACGGATGGGAGAATACTCGGAAGTATCTTGCCCACGCCCTGCCTTACGAGACGAAGAATGGTGTTGATATTCCTAGGAAGCGTGAGCGTCCTGGTATGTTTGCATTCAATACTTGCGTCTACTTCATCGATCTGTTTCCAGTTCTACCGCGTGACGAAGAAGACATGGACGATGTGGATACTGAATCTGAAGACCACATTGGCGACGAAGTTCGATACAAAGTTCTGTCCGTAATGCTACGTTCTAGAATTGGTCGGACCAAAGGTACATCCTGAGGAAACTGTAATGGCACTGAACAGCGAACATCCTGGCTATACCCAAATGCATCCTGATTGGGTAGTCATGCTTGATACCTATGCAGGAGAGCGCAGGATCAAGGACAAAGGTGCCTCGTACCTTTTGCCAACGCCCGCGATGGTAATCGATGGATTCGGAAAACCGAATGTCATTGACAATGCAGGAGATCTTGCTTATGAGCGATACAAGGCTCGTGCGGTCTTTTGGGACTACGTGAGCGACGCAGTCAAGACCCTTGTGGGTATGCTGCATCAGAAACCCGCGACGATTAAATTGCCGACCGCAATGGAGCCCTTGATCAAGAAGGCTTCTCGCGAAGGCGAAACCCTTCAGCAGCTTCTGCGCCGTATCCATGAGCAGCAACTCGTCACAGGCAGACTTGGCCTATTGGCAGACTTGCCTGATGCACTTACGAACGACCCGAATACGATTCCATACATCGCGCTATATAACGCGCTGTCTGTTATCAATTGGGACGTGAGCCATGATGACATTGGACTTGACACAACCCGCCTTGTGGTCCTAAACGAAACCGCGTTCGAACGCACAACGGAGTTCACCTGGCGGGAAGTTCAGAAGTACCGTGTTCTGCAGATGTCGCCTATGATTGCGCCGAGCCCTATAGATGGCTCAAACGATGCGATCGTTGAAGGTAACGATACCCAAGAAGAGACCATTGACCCTGCGGTGCCGCCCGGTACATACTGCACAGGCGTATTTCGTTTCACCGACCAGTCGTCGTTCGATCCAAACGAGATGATTGCGCCCACATACAAGGGCCGGATGCTGCAAGAAATTCCGTTCCAATTCGTGAACAGTAGCGATCTTGTTTCAACTCCGGAAACACCGCCGTTGATTGGCCTGGCGCGTATCTGTCTTGCAATCTACCGTGGCGAGGCAGATTACAGACAGAGCTTGTTCATGCAGGGCCAGGACACACTTGTGATCATTGGTGGAACTCCTATCAACGACCCATCGGATCCTCGCAATGGCGAAGGTGATACAGCCCGTCGCGTTGGTGCAGGCGCAACTATCGATGTTAATGTTGGTGGAGACGCCAAGTACATTGGCGTTGGTGGTGAAGGACTTGCAGAACAACGTTCAAGTCTGGAGAACGACAAACAAGCTGCGGCATCGAAAGCAGGCCAGTTGATCAGCCCGGCAGCCGGCAAGCAAGAAAGCGGTGATGCGTTGACCACAAGAGTCTCCGCTCAAACAGCTTCGTTGACTACGATTGCAAAGACCGGCGCCGCTGCACTCGAAGCAATTCTAAAACAGATCGCTCGTTGGATGGGGTTGAACGAGGCAGAAGTCATTGTAGAAGCAAACACCGAGTTTCTCGATCAGCTGATGACTTTCAAAGATCTGTCCGATGCTATGGATGCTCGCATGAAGGGGGCCCCGACGTCGCTCAAATCCATCCACGACAACATGCTGGCGCGTGGAATGACAGAAATGACTTTCGAAGAAGAGATCGCGCAAATCCTTATCGAAAAATCTATGCCTGGTGCGCAACCAGTTGAGCCACCGTCGGTCACAGCCGCAGCAGTGAAACCGGCAACCACGTCCGTCGGACAGCGGAAGTAATCTAAGCAATGTCGCTTGGATAATAACGCCTCATGGAGGCAGGAGAACAAAATGGGCCTGAAAGCAGAAGTTGAAGATATCAGCACCGTGGAAGAGGGCTTCCGCTCACTTTACACGGAACAGAACGGAAAGCATGTGCTGACCGGAGTTGAGGGCATGGTTCCTTCAACGCAGTTGAAAGCCGTTCAGACTGAAGCCGGTGGGTATCGGATTAAGCTGAAGGATGCAACGACGAAACTCGAAGCGTTCGGCGATCTGAAGCCTGACGAAGTTCGTTCGCAGCTGGCCCGTATTCCTGAGCTCGAACTTGCTGCGGATGGCAAGCTGGATGACAAGAAGATCGAAGCAATTGTCGAGACCCGCATTGCTGCCAAGGTCGGACCGATTGCACGCGAGCGGGATCTGTTCAAGACGCAAGCGGAAACGCTGCAGACTGCCAACAACGATCTGCTCGCTAAGGATCGCAACAGAGTCTTGACGGATGCCGTTCGCACCGCTGCCCGCACTGCAAAGATGCAAGACACTGCAATTGACGATGCGGTCATCCTGGCTGAGCGCCAACTCGAAGTGCTGGACGACGGCAATGTGGTCACTAAGGACAAGGTTGGCGTCACCCCAGGGCTCGACCCGTTGGCCTGGTTGCAAGAGATGCAATCCAAGCGCCCTCATTGGTGGGCTCCGAGTCAGGGCGGGGGCGCAGGTGGCAATCGTGGCGGCGGAAATGACTTCACCGGCCCGAATCCCTTCTCCAACGAACATTGGAACATGACTGCACAAGGCAAGCTGGTCATGACTGATCCAAAGAAGGCAGAGAAGATGGCTACGGCGGCGGGAACGAGCATTGGTGGTATGCGACCGAAGGCTGCAAAATAATCCACGAACTGTTGGGAATAATCCAACTACGGGACTGCGGATAAGGCTACATTGCAGTCTGTGCGGTGGGCAATGTGTCTAATCGCAGTTCCGAATCTTTCAATCGTATGCCGGTCATGGACTTTGGCATCGAGTCTTACCAACTTGAGCCATCTAGGAGAACCCCATGGCATCTGGCAACGTTCAAATTTCTGATGTGGTGGTGCCCGCTGTTTTCGCGCCCTACATCCATCAGTACACGCAACAGAAGTCCCGTCTGATTCGCTCCGGCGCGATCGCTCGTGATGCGTACCTCGACCAAATGCTTGCGGGCGGCGGTCTGACGTTCGACTCCCCGAGCTGGAAGGACCTGGATGATGATGCGGATCTCGTTTCGTCCGACACCGGCGGCGCTTCGACGCCGAACAAGATCGGAACGGCTGATGAGATCGCAATCCGCATGTCGCGCAACAACTCCTGGGCCGCAGCTGACCTGACGGCGGCACTGGCTGGTGCTGACCCGCTGGGCGCCATCAGTTCGCGTGTCGGTGACTATTGGGTGCGTCGCTTCCAAGCGATGTATGTCGCCCTGATGGCCGGTGTGTTTGCGGACAATGATGCAGCTCCCGACGCAGCAGAGCATGTCCAGTACGACCTGACCTTCGATGCCTCCGGCGTCGCATTTGTCGACGGTGTGACCAACTTCAGTGCTGAAGCATTCATCGATGCAACGCTGACGATGGGTGATAGCATGGATATGCTCGGCATGTGTATGATGCACTCGGTCGTTTACGGCAAGGCGCTGAAGAACAACCTGATCGACTTCCAGATCGATAGTTCCAATGGCGATGCGGTGAAGATCAGCTACTTCCTGGGCCGAGAGGTTATCATTGACGATGCGATGCCCAACGTCGGTGGTGTATTCCAGACCTGGCTCGTCGCACCGGGAGCCGTCCGCATGGGCATGGGAATGCCCCGCGTTCCGGTCGAGGTGATCCGCGTGCCGTCCGCTAATAACGGCGGTGGCTTGGAGACCCTCCACAACCGTCACGAGCTGTGTATGCATCCGATCGGGCACAAGTACATCGGCGGTGCAACCAAGGGCGGTCCGACCAACGCCAACTCCGGCGGCGGTCTGGCAGATGCAGCTTCTTGGAAGCGCGTCTACTCGGAACGCAAGCAGATCAAGATCGCCCGTCTCCTGACCCGCGAATACTGATCTGCGGTCTGAAGCGAGTAAGGACGCCGGGCTAGATACCCGGCGTTTTCAAATCCTCTAGGAGAATCCCATGAAGGGTCTGCCCCGTTCACTGTCTCGCGGTGCTCCACAGCTCCAAGCTGTCCGCCGCCAAAAGGTCAAGCTCCGCAGTCTTGCACTGGTCTCGTCTGGTGCTTCTGGTAACGGTTTCGGCGTGTCCGTCGCGGGAGATTTCCCCGCAGGCAATCTGCTGATC